CTATGCTGTCAGGCTAGGAATCTGCGGCCAGTTAATATCCGGAGCGGCCAGGGTGTCAACGCGATTTAATAGCACCCGGTACCGTTTCCAGTCGGTCAACTGAGCTTTCTCCTCGTCAGTTGCCATGTCCAGATCGACGGCGTCCTGTAGCGGATCAATCTCCTCGTCGGCAACGGAGCGGAGTTGCGATTGTTTCTGTTCTGCTGCAGCGACAGCAGCAGCATGCTGCGCATCCATATCTGTTACCCACTTTTTGCCATCCCACTTTTGATACGGGCCTGAAGGGGCAAGTGTGGTGTAACCATCCTTGATTGGGCCAATGTAATCTACCGTCGAGACTGAGGCGCTGGCGGTTGAATATACCGTATCACCCCGATAATCCTCGTCCGGCTCCCACTGACCGTTTACGAACACGGCAATTTTGCCGTCCACTTCATCACCCGGATCAACATCCGTGGAATGTCTCGGCATGCTAACACCAACGTTAATGTATTCGTCAGACCAGCCCATGTATTCGGCTGTCAACGCATCGTAATAGTAGCAGCGGATATCTCCCGCCTCGGTAGCCAGTCCATTTTCATCAAAAACAGGTTTCATTATTTAGCCCTTACCAGGAAGTTAAAAGCAATGTTGCGGGGGCGGGTTTCTGCTGCGGTATTTGCAACGAGGGATGCGTCAAATGTTGTTTCATCAGCATTCGCACTTCCGCTTGCTCCTGAAACCTGTACGTATGTTCCACCAGTTCCTGATGAGAGAGAAAAGACTCCGTTGGCTTCTACAATTGTGCCGCCTCCCGACAGCGGTGCAGGCCTTGATCGTAAACGCCCGGTTATATTCTGAATGGCAAAACTTTGGGCACTCAATAATGCACGTCCGCTATCAACACCGCGACCATCATCCCAAATACGCGGAAATTCTCCGCGAGCCTCAGGAAGGGTCAGGCTGGGTATCACAAGTGCCAGCTTAGGGTACGTCGTCGCTGAGAACGTCGAGCCGTTGAACTTCAGGAACACCATACTCGACCATTCCGGCATCACAGCATTCGGCATCGCCGAAGACGGCCAGAAGAACGGTATCCCGATCGCCGGTGCGCCTGCTCCCAAACCAAGGTATGTGAGAACATCAGCAACGGTAGCCTGGCCGATCAGGCCCCGGCCAACGGCAGTTAGATCAGTCTGTGCTGCAGTATCCGTTCCAGAGAAATAAGGAAGTTTATCCGCACCGGTAGCCAGTCCAGCAAGTGCCGTCAGTGTGGCATCCAGAGGCTGGAAATTACTTAAAATGTAACTCAGAGTGCCGGCAGTCATCATATTTGCTGCAATATCGTTTGCAGACCAGATTCGCGGCGTAGTGCCCTCCTGCCCGCGCTCGATAGTCATCGCGTCACCCGAGCGCTGGGTAACATGGACGATCTCGGTGAGTGTGCCGGTAGCAGCGTCAACCAGCGTCAGCTTGAAAAAGCTAGTTCCTGGAGTCGGGGATGGAAATAGAACTCCAGTGCCGGTGTTTACGGTAAGGGTCGTGGCCGTGGAACTGATTCCTGACGCTAATACTGATTGCGCATTGTTGGCGGCCAAAAGTGAAAGTGCCATTATTCCTCCGCTCATTGCGGTTTATGTATTAAGTGATTGATAGCAGGGATGTGATAAAAAGAAGCAACCCAATAATTAAAAACAGAGTTGATGATGTATCGATATAAAACTAACCCACTATTGTCACAGATACTGGCTGATAAAAAGGCATGTGTAGCAAGCCACTATCAAATGCCTGTTTGAACAACGAGGCGAATTCATACTCATTGCTTTTGATCAATACACTGGTTTTTTGATTAAACGCCCGACTATTAAATGGCTGGGCGTTAAACACAGCTGATTCAGTTAATTTCCTGTACCCCTTAACTACCGATACGCTCGCCCCATCTCCTGAGAACAAAATAGAGATACTCCAGTGCTGATCGTTAAGCACATCAAGGCCATCAGCCCCTACGATGAAGCGCATAATTCGGCGTTTTAGCCAGGGGATGGTAAATTGAAAGCCGTCACCTTTGTAAAAATTCCACGTCATTATCCTTTTGAATAAATCGTCCGACGCGACAACCTGCTCAGACTGATTGACCACCTTCCTCCCATTAAATGGTAGTTGGTTAAACAGCATGGCATTGTATGGACCATAAATGCTTTGCTTACCACTGACAAGCACAGGTGGTTTCACACCGTAAATGCCCCTGGCTATCCATTTGAGTTGCTCCCCCGCATTGTACCCGTCAACAAAAACAGGAAGGTTTGCGTTAATCATCCATGAATAAATTTCCTGAGCCATGGAGTTATACGCAGAAACGAACGCCTGAATATCATCGTCATCGTTATACTGCGTATACAGGTAAGACTTAATGATATCTTCCAGCATGTTAAATCCCGTCCACGATAACCCCGTCAAAGGCTATGAACCAGTAACTGTAAGGATCGCCGCTGATTATATTCGTCCCGGCATCCACGTTTGTGATAACCCCGTTAACAGTAAAAATAACGTTAAGCGTCGATATGAGACTCATGTCAAGCGTACTGTTAATGGACTGAAGAAAGACATCCTTGACGTTATTAATATTCATGGGCTTGCCAGCGAATATTCCGTTTACATAATCGATAACCGGTTGCGAAACCAGTGAGGCGACAGTCGCGTCGGTCAGATAGTTGGCGCTTTCCGTCGCCCATTCAAACTTTATCGTCACCAGTTGCTGCAGTGGGATCACAAATGGTATGACGTAGTTGTCAGGCCAGTCATTGATCGTGACAACGTTATTCCTCAGGTTCGGAGTAACAATGCCCCCCCCTGTCCATGACCCGGATGCAGTGGTATTGACGCCTATAGAGAAAGTATGAGGGCTCAGCACGGTAATGGTCAGGTTGACGTTATTAATGCCACTCATACCGGTCACGCCTGTAATGCGAATTACCTGTCCTGAACTATATCCGTGGGTGATATCTGTCGTGACGACGCCAGGGTTAGCATTGGTAATCCCCGTGACATTAAGGTCTGCCCCCTTGAGTCTGCTGATGTCGCCAGCTGACTTATAAATTGCCCCGGCCATTTCATAGATATCACCACCACCGCACATAACAATCCAGGCGTTACCACTCTGAACCACTGAAACCAGACGAGCCTGAACATCGCTAAGATCTGTTAACTTCTGGCGGATGAACCCGGGATATCCCTGAACAGTTGACATCTGAGCCTCCCAGACGCGCTCACGAAACTCGTAGTTCGTCTCAGGCGCGCCACCAGGCGTTCCGGCAACAGGGTTGGTGCAAGTCAGGGTAATTTCAGACGGGAGGCTGGTCAGTATCTGGTTAACCGCTCCTACAGGAACGGCCCATGACCCGGTATTTGTCGCAATACCGGTTACCATTGCGCTGACAGCTGATGACAGAATTACTGTCGCGTCGGCGATCTGATAGGTATACGTGCCGTCGCTGACCAGAAAACCCTGCGGTATAACGAATCCTGCCGGACCGGCAAATACCACTGGAACGGTAGTCGACCCTTCTGTTTTCTGCGCGCTAATCCCTGACTGCTGCGCCAGGAGGTTCAGCATGTACATATTCGCTTTCAGCGGGCCTACGGAGTTGATGAGGTCGACGCGGATTTGATCGGCGATTAGAAGCGCGCCAACGTCGGTACCGACTATATCCTCAATCAGGGATCCCGGTAGGTCTGTCGTGATCCCTGGTGATAACTCAGTGGCTCTGGAAACCAGGTCGGCCCGAAGTTCTTCAGATGTTTTCGGCACTGGCCCGGCTGCGTCATAGCTAACGGACAAATCACTCATACGTTCACCGTTGTGATAATTTTAGAACCGGCATTCGTTATCGCCGAAATGTTGTATACAGGCGGATCATCACTCACCAGGGCGATCTGCAGAGATGAAAAATACTGGCTAAATTGCCGTTGAAGCCTGTCGACATAATAGGTGGGCAGCACCTGCTGAATAACAGAGCTTTGAGACGGAATGCCGTTGTTTGCAAAAAAAGGAGACTCCTGCGGCGCCAGTTTCAGATTCTGGATCAGCGTCGTCAGATAAATTGAATCATTGAAGCCATTTTCATCCGGCACCACCAGCACCCACTTGCCTTCTGCATTTCTTCCGTAGGTTCTCATTGCGTGATATTCCCGTTGAAAGTAGTGGTTGGAGCGCCGGTGTTTGAACCGCCATTTCCGTTTGTATGTTCATGGGCATTCAGCCATGCTACCAGAGCGGTCCATCCGGTATGCATAATCGCCGGGCTGGTGCTGGCTGTTGAGTCCTGCAACTTCCCGGTCGTTCCTGTGATGCTCCACATGCCCTGCGTCAGGGTGAGAACCGTGTCACCGACTGTCACCTTAAACAAATCGACGGCAGCGATTGTCACGCTGTCAGGCGTTAACAGAAATGTCGTACTACTACCCTGATCCCGGATGGTCACCCCTTCAGGGCCATAGATGGTGACGACGTTACCGTCGACGGCTTCCCACTCCGTGTTACTGATCGGAAGGTATACCAGAGCGCTCAGGTTGGCCGGTGGGGTGAGATCGGCAATACCCCCACCCTGACCACTCACGCCGCCAAGATAGGTATCAGCAGGAATAACAATGCCCTTATCCCCTGGCTGCATCGGATATCGGATATACTGTGGGCCGAAAAGCGGGATGGTGACATTAGGGAAAACGTATGGCGTGTCATGCAGCTCGAAAGCCACCGTGACCATTTTCCCATTCTGCTCAACAATGCTGGCGGGCAGTATTTTTCCGGACGCCTGGAACGCCTCATTAAACTTCTGCTCAGCGAACCTGTTCATGTTCCGGCCGAAATTAAGCTTCTGGTCAACACTCATTTTGCCTTAACCGCCTCCGCCGGGTATGCCTCAATCACTGTGATCCATGCTTCGGCTGTTGGCTGCCTGCTGTTTCCCAGCAACCTCACCGATTGCACGACAAATTCACCGTTAAAGGCTGAGTCATCACGAAACTGGGAGTAAGAGGATGCCTGAATCATCGGTCTGGCCTTTTCAGGCATAAGAATGTGGTCGCCGGTCTGAATGTCGGCACGCATCACGCAGACGACACTGACGACGCCAAAGCTGATCCACGTTGGCTGTCCGATCAGGTCATTGAAATTTATCTGTACAGGGTTTTTGCTTCTTTCCGTAGCGCTCGTTTTCGCGTTCTGGTCGGGGTGGTTGGCGTAATCGTTATCCCACACCCGGATCTCGTTACCGTTGACCACAGCAATTTCCACGCCTGTGTAGCCTGGGTCTTTGATGCGGGATAGCGAAAACGCTCTCAGGTTTTTGGCAAGCTCAGTGAGTGAACCGCAAAACATAGGGCGATCGTAATTCAGCGTCAGCCTGTCGCTGATGCTTATATTCGGCGTAAAGCCGCCCATCGTCATAAAGCACCGCGTCAGCGCTACGGACAGTTTCTGCCCCATAGTCCATGGCATGGTCACCTGGAGAGGAACCATCTGCCCGCGGGCCGTGGTGTTAACCGGACCAGCGACAATGATAAAGTCCAGCCGTAGCTCTGTTCCCTGCCAGTTGCCGAACACCTGGAAAATGGTTCCCTCGATGGCAAGCTTTTTATCCCAAACACCTGCCAGCGGCAGGCCTTTTGACATGCCAGCAAATACCTGAATTTTCTTTCCGTACAGGTTCTGCCTGGCCTGCTGCATGTCTTTTGGGCCGATACCCCACACCGTGAGATGAGTTTCCCCTGCTGGCGTGGATTCACCGAAGCGCATGATGTCGAATTCCACCATCAGCGCCCCCGGGTTATAGACTCCGTTCTTCAGGCTGGAATATTGCTGGATTAAGGTGTCGCCATCAAAAATGTTAATTTCGTAATAGCGCATCAGCTCGTTACCTCAATCTGCCCGTTCTTTTCACGCCAGATCATGGTCGTCGATGTGAACACCCCATTCAGCAGGTTTACTCCCCCTGAAGATGTTGAGCCAACAACGGCAGTATTCAGCACCGGATTTCCGGCGCTGTTGGTGATCAGCAAATACCACCGCTGTGCGGCGATATTCCATTTCATCTGGCAGGTATAGACTGTCCCGTCCAGAACCGGCGCGAATGTCATACTCTTCCTCTCAAGCCCGGTAAACGGGTAATTGACAGTGCTCATATGCCAAATACCCCCTGCAACTTGCCAATCACGCCTGTTATCGCCTCAGTAACGGATCCGCCAAGCGACGTGTTACCGAGTGCGCTGACAGTGTTTGTCCACGCGCTGCTGTTGTTCTGGTCGCCGCCATCAATTTTGCTGAAGAAGCTGTTTACGGCCTGGTCAGCGGCAGTTTCGGTAATAAGTGGTTGTTCGAAATCCCAGAGCCATGACCGCTGAGGTAGCGGATCATTACCGGTTGAGTTGTCCTTAACCGTTTTCAGGATGCAGTTGTTGTAAATCAGAGATGGCGTAGCAACGATGTAAGTTCCGCCCAGGTTCGCATGCGCTTGCAGTACAGCCTGTAATGAGCTCAGCGTCACCAGCTTGGTCATAGCCCCGGTATTGTCGTTCACTGGTGCATCCATCATCAGACTAACCCTCAACGGCTGCGCCAGAAGTGCGTTGGCAGCGACTGTCTGGTTAGCGAACGGGTAGCGGGCAATGTCATAATCGACCATTGTCGAGCCCTGCACCGGCTTCCAGTGGCAAAAATATTTGTCCAGGTCGTTAAGGTTTATTGCCCCGCCGATCAGCCCGGTCACAAAGCTCACACTCTGAGTGAGCGCCACTATAGGAAGCATGCCGCCAGGCACAGCCTCAGCAACGCCTTTGCAGAGGATGACCGGAGAGATTTCAAAACCAAGCCGGTAAAGTTCGCGAGTAAATGCCATTATCAAGACACCCCCAGCTGTGATGATGAAACGATGGCATTGCCGCCTGTATTGTTAAATATCTGGATAACTGTGCCCTCGCTAACCCGATTCCCGGCCCCCTCTTTCGTGGACATTGCGGAAATGAGTTTTGCCAGAATCGCAGGATCATTGAGGTTGAGCTTATCGTTAGCGCCAAGCCCGGTCGTTTTAACGACGTGACGAATGTATTCCGCCGTATCGTTCTCGTTCGATGGAGCCCATTTTTTTGCAATGTCGCTGACTGTGTTGATGCCGCGGGTGCCATAAATTTGCAGTTGTTTCGCCGAGGCCAGAACGCCTTCATCAAGGGTAGGGAAAACTGCAAATTTCCCACTCTTCGTGTTGTGCGTCCCGTAGCCTTCTGCCCAACGCAAATTGGTTGGGTTATTGAAGCGATCGGCGATCGTTCTACCTTTTGCGGTAACATCTGCGGGTGCTGGGTCAACAGGCTTCACATCCCCGCTGGAGAAAAAGCGCTTAACGCCCTTCAGCCATCCCCACACATGTGGGTCATCCTCAGATCCCGGCGTATATGACTTTCCTGTTTCCGGGTCTGTAACTTTCTGATCGCTCAGCATTGACGAGCCTGAAGTCACATCCGACACGGAAATATCGGTTTTCCCTACCACCCAGTCGTAAACTTTACCGATGAGGGCCCCAAGCTTTTCGATGCCAGCCATGAAACTGTCAACGTCCCTGGTGAACTCTGGCGATGCCAGGTAATTCCCGAAGCGCTCTATGCCGCTGGCCAGTCCGTCAATCCACTTACCAAGCTCTGGAGACTGAAGCACAGTATCAATGGCGCCAGCCAGCGCGTCAGAGAGTTTGCTCAGTTGCGGGGTTAGCGGCCCGAGCCCACGCACAAACGTGTTGCGAATGCTCTGCCCGCTGTAATCCAGCTGTACGTTGAAATCCTGCCACTGCCGTGCCTGCTGGTCGGTTATCTGCAGTAATTTTGCATCCTTCTGCGCCCGGCGCTCCATCGCGTCAATTTCTTCATCGCTCATGTTTTTAAAGCGATTCAGATCATCCAGGCTGAAGAAGTTCGTCAGGCCGTAGGCGTTGGCCCCCTGAAGGGTACTCCCGTTTTTGACAAAGATGTCGCGGGCGTTGCGAATCATCTGCGGCAGGAGTTTTGCCGGGTCCTGGTCCGGGTTGTTGATGCCCATAGCCTGGAACTGCCAGCGCTTTGACAGGTCCATCTGACTGTCACGGATAGCGCCAAGCGTCCCTGTCGGGTTTCCAAGCGCTTTCTGGTAGTTGATGGCCGTCGAGTCGAGCGCGCCAATACTCGTCCCGATGCCCAGGGAGGTGAATCGCTGAGACCCGGTTGTGGCCGCCAGGCGGTTGAGGCCGAAAAGGCCACCAACGCCCAGCACGCCGGTGAACAGGCCGACAATCCCGCTCCAGGACAACAAGCTTGTGGTAGCGTCCCTGATGTGTCCGGCCAGCGATTTAGCATCTTTCTTTGCGTCACTCAGAAAACTTTTCGAAGATCTGGCTTTCTTGTTGAAGTCATCCTGGGTTTTACTTGCCCTGTCCAGGCTTTCAGTGAGCCTGTCGAGCCCGCTGTTTATCGACAGAATGGCGCTGGCCCCCTCAGAGAAAGCCTTAGCCAGAAGGTCACCCTCTGCTTTCGCTTTGGCCGTCTCTTTGGTGGCATCCGTCGCGCCATGCGCAAGCCCGCGCCATGCCTCAGGGAGTTCCTCAAGTGCGGACTGATATTCTTTAAACTTCTCCATAAATGAGACAAATTTGTCGTCATTTACGTCAATATCGACAATAGACTTAGCCACCATTGAAGGAACCCCTGTCTTTTAGCGCGGAAATGATGTAACGCTGGCGGTACTGCGCCGGGCTGGCGAACTCTTCGCCGGTTACTTCCCTGATTACCCGCCAGAACCCCTCATTCGACGCCCAGTCTAAGAGGGTATATATGACGTTTCCTGCTGGGCACTCTGGGTCTGGGTATCGGTAGGCTGATTCGACGTCTGCAACGAATCGCGGAACGCCGTAACACTCGATGATTCGAGTTGCCCACCGAACATTTCGATCACTGATCCCACTGTTGGTGCCACCAGGCTGGATTTCTGAATGGCAGAGGAAACCATAAAAAAAACCACCTCGCCTTCTACTTCGCGGTACTCATCAGGAGAGATGATCCCCTGCTTCATCGCGGCATCAAATGAGGTGGTTTTCCATGCCCCGCCATCATTCCAGATGACCGAGGTAAGACGCTGGATCTCGTCAACGATATTAGGACCATGCTGTCCGTTATCAGCGTTAAGCTCCTGCTCACGCTTGAGCTTTTTGCGGAGCATCATTGCGGCAACGCGCGCAGCACCCAGCCCACCTACCTGGGAGATAAAGTTGGTAAAGAGATTGCCCAGCAACAGACAATGCTCCTCAACCACCTCATACGGGAACGGGGTCACATGCAGATAGACGATTGACCCGTCATCCCGGGTGATGTTTGTTACCAGGTTTAGCTTTTTGTCAATTTTCACAATCAGATCCACATGTTGTCGTTAGCCAGGATGTAACCGCTGATGGTCACCACGTATCCGGCATCCATACCGGTAAACGGCAGTTCATTGAAGTTCACCAGATAAGCGTTAAGCACGGTGAAATTGCTGAGCGTGTTTGCATCCGGAGTGATCACCACTTCGCCCAGCGCCGTGTCGGTGGCGAAACGGTTTTTGTAGCTGTCGCTCAGTCCCTGGGTGCGCAGCAGATGGACGGTAACGGTCACCTGCTGATATGGCGCCTGGCTGCCCACGGTGCCGGTCATCGTCGGGATAATGTCAGTCGCTGCGCCGTCAGGGCGCATGCTGATACCGTCCTTGCCAAGATAAGAGGCGGTGATGTTCAGCGCCGGAACGTCAGTTACCGATACCGCGCCGCGTACACGATTGAGGAATCCCTGCGGTACTAATGGGTTTGCCATTTTTTACGCCCCTACAAAGTTGGTTACGTTCACGTTAAACGTGATGGATTCGAAGCCGCGGCGTGGCGTCATTACGGCGCTCAGACCGTTATATTTGCCATCGGCGTAATCAGACGGATTAAGGCTGGTGTAATTCGCGAATGGCACGGCGTTGATCACCGCGTTCCCGGCGTACGAGCCTTTCTCGTATTCGGTGTTGAAGTCCTGCTGTGTCAGGCTGGAACCAATCACACGCCCGAGGATCAGGCCATAACTGATGCCATTGCGCAGCGTTTTCAGGGCGCGGCGCTGCAGGCGGTCGATACCGTTTTGCTCGTAGTACAGAGGGTTAACAGTGGTGTTTGACCCGTTAATGATCTCGTTAGCCAGGTCGAGCTCGAGGTTGATTGCAGCCCATGCCACTGAATACCAGTAGTTGAATGGGTTACCATCCAGCATGTGACCGGCCACCAGCATTTTGTTGCTCAGCCCACCTTCGGCAGCTGTGCCGACGTAGTTGATGCTGTTGTCCTGAAGCTGTTTAAGCAGCGTGCCATTCCCTTCCACCGGGTACTCGGTTACCCCATAGCCAAATCGGTACGCCATTGGCGGCACCATGTTTGACGATCCCGGGTCGTTTGCCAGAGAGGACTGGAACGGGAACGCCATGGAGAACTCGCCGGCAGGGATGTTTGTTGATTCCACGCCAGCAAACACAGATTTGTTTTTTGTGTCAACCCACGCCTGGTAAGTGGCGATCGTGGTGGTGACGAAAAAATACACCAGTGACGCCGGGCTGGTATACAGGCCCGTCAGGGTTTTAAACGTCGGTTCATCATCCCATTCACGCGGCACCAGGTAAGAGAAGAATTTCTGGTAGGTGTTACCCAGAGAAATATCTTCATCAATGAAGTCAGCCAGCGCAGCCACGGCAGCAGGGGCGGACACCTCACCTAACTCCAGAACGTAGACCGCGCGGGTAGTGCCCTGAGCCCAAAACGTGGTGTTCATCTCGATGATTTCGTTTGCCGCTACAGTTTTCACCGTGCCCATGACTGTTGCCGTGCCCGGGTCTGTCGCCAGCGGATAAGTGAAGGCGGTAGAAGTGGTCACGGTGGCTGTTACGGCGCGGTTATACGCTGCAGGAGTAACGCCAGAGACAACCAGCGGAATGGTATCACCTACTGTCCATCCATGCGCTGCTGAAAGGGTCACCGTAACGACACCGGTAGTCCAGGTAATCGCTGAAATGGTCTTAGCCGGTGAGGTGATAGCTTTCAGATCGTCTTTGGTCGTCAGGAGCTGATACTCACCTGCCGCCAGGGTTGTTCCGCCCATGGAGATCATCGCGCCGGATTTGAGCAGCTGAGAGGGCTTCGGTGGATTGGTCACCGATACGTTAATGTTAACAATTGCCATTTATTTATTTCTCCGGGTAAATGGACGGAATCGCTGACGTGATCAGCCTGCGCGCGACGTTTCGCATGCGCTGCTGGTAATAGTTGACTTTGAACTTAATGGTTTTTCTCATGGCGATGATGTTCAGCTCGTTCTGCGTGACGCGCTCGTCCTGAACAACGGGGATATTCATCACGCCCATTTCCGCGTCATCGCCGAGCGTGTACTGCTGCACATACCTCAGGAAATCTTCAACCCCGGCATTCCGCAGTCCAGTGATGGAAATCGTCACGTCCTCAGAAACCAGTTGATACTGGTTCTGCTGCTCATCGAGGTAAAAGCCCCCTGCGATCGGTGTGGTGTTACTGCACTTCACCGTTGCATAGGGCGGTGACAGGTTCTGCGTCGACAGCATGGCCGGGAACATCGGCATGTACTGACTCAGCGTCAGCCACACCGGTAATGAGCTCGAAACCACCACGTCGGACAGGTCGATATCGTCGGCAGAATTGATGATCTGCGAGCGCATGTAGGGGAATATTGCCTCCCCGGTGTAGTGGTAGAGGTTGGCCGGTTCGTTCAGCCCGGTACGCCGGGAGAAAGAAAACTGGATACCAAAAAACTCGCCGATATACAGGACATCAGATCCGATGTCGTTGAACGGGTCGATATCCGCCTGCGCGGTAAACGTCACGACGTTCCGGTCATAAAGCTGCTCATCATCCTGAATGGTTTCTGTCGTCAGGTGAAGATAGCCTTTGACGTCGACCGTGTCGGGTTCGCTGCTGGGGTCGGCCGACAGAACAGATGCTTTCACCCAGAATACGAAACCATCAAGCGGCAGAACCTTGCGGATATATTTTGTGAATGTGACCACCTGAAAACGGCTCAGGTCATCAAGACCCTGCGTCAGCGTGGCGTTAAGCTCGGTTTTTGCAGTCCGCTGCAACTCATCCAGGGAAGGCATTTAGCACCCCGCTCACCCAGGCGCGCATGGCTGCCTGATAGGTTCCGGTATCAATGAATGACGGGCGCGGCGGCCCTTTTTTGTTCTTGAATCGTCTGGATATCCCCTCCAGCGCGCGGCGCGTTGGCACGCCAGGCAATCCATTCATTTCGGTGTTGTCCAGGAAGGCGACAAACAGGTCATGGATCCGGGACATCGACTCTGCCAGAGGATCTTTGGCTGGCGGTGCGCCGGCCATCAAATTCTCAAGCGATGCGGCCATGTCCTTCGCCATCAGGTCAGCGATGTCGTTGCTGTACCTGTCAAAAAACGTCTGCATGATCTGGTACTTTTCCTCCAGATACTCGGCGACGTCTCCGGTGGTGGTGCCCTCTCCCTCATAGGGGATATCAATTACTCCGAGGTGAAAGGTGATCATGACAGCCCCCACAGGCTGCCAAACTGCTGGGCAATCATCAGGTACCGGCGGCCCCATGGGTCCTGCAGCATCTGCAGGTCTGCCAGCGACAAATCCTTAAAGAAGTCCGGCACAAGGCGCTGAGCGCTGGTTGAGTTATCTCCGGCCCCGGTAATCACGCCAGCCTTGAAATTATTCAGTCCATACTCTTTCCGGAATTCAGCGAATATCGATTCGGTACCGTAGTTGACCAGGAAAGACGCGCCCAGGTTGTACACGGCAACGGTGTACAGGTTCGGCGTGACGCACGCGATATCAGGATTTACCCACTCCACCGCGCCGCCATACGCCAGGGTGAAAGACGGCGAGTCGTCGGGAACCTGCGCAGCGGTAACGCCCATGTCAGTTCGAACGAATTCGATGAATCCCGACAGGCTTGTTGTCATTTTTTCTTACTCCCGGATTTTTCAGTCACGATTGTTTCGTTAACCGTTGGGGTGTCTTCGCTGTCTTCGCGGCCTTTCGCCTGCTCAGCGCTGACTTCCATCTCGCCGGAATAGCCAGTGTCACTTTCACGAAGAGAGTTATCCAGAGCGGCTACTGATGCCTGGCGTCGGCCGTGTGCGCCACGAGTCAGGTGAATATCGTTATCGCGGATTGCTTTTTCGATTACCGACGCTGACACAGGCTTGTTTAGGCTGTAGCACAGGCCGACAAACGCCTGACTCTGGTCGATTTTAGTTGAGTCGATCAGCCCATACACCTGGTGATGTTGAATGACTGACTCCACCTCTTCTGTGGAACCGTCGAGCACCATCATCTGATCACCGTGGTTAATCGGGATCTGAATAAGACGCCCAGTCTCAAGCTTACGGTAGGCAAAAATCTGGCGCTGTTTGGTGGTGTTAGCGATAAAGAGTTTCATTGGTTACCTCGTAAAAAAGCCCCTGCAGAGTTTTCCCGGCAGAGGCTTAACGACTTCAAGAATGGATCAGGCGCTGTACGCCATCGACAGGATGGTGATTGCTTCCGGACGGACTGCCCAGCCTGCGGTGGAACGCATTTCGGACAGAACATCAATCGCGCCACCAGCAATCGGTGTCGGGATTTCACGCGGCGCCGCCATATCGCAGAACATCAGCGCGTTCGCGGCAAGAGACGGGGTCAGCATGGCGAATTCGTTGGTGTTCACAGTCGAGTTGACCATTGGCACTTCGACCTCAGGGATGGTGATCACCACCGCATCGGTACCGCCTGCACCAGCACCGTTCAGGGTATCGTCATACACCCAGTCAACCTGGACGTTTGCACCTTTCAGCACTTCTTTCATCGTACCGGCAACAGTATCGGTACCACCACCAGGACGCTGGTAAGAGGTCAGCTGAACGATCTGCTGAATCTCCATTGACCCCAGAATACGCTGAGGCCCAAGGATAACCACACGCAACTGGCGGCCCAATTGCATGGTGCGGGTCATGGCCGCCTGCACATGGCCCAGCAGATACACAGCCATCTGGCCGTGGTCATAGGTCAGAACGGTGGTGTTGCCGTTGCTGTCCGGAGGCAGGGACTCGGTGGTCGCGCCAGCGGTGTTCAGCAGCCCTTCACCACCGGCAGGGTTCATGCCGTACAGCAGAGCAGAGCGGAGCTGCTGGAAAATGCCCTGACGCATGCCCAGGCGCTGAGCTTCCGGCAGAGCAAAGTTCCAGTTCCCGGCAGCAGCCATGTCATGGTGATCGTAGATACCACGGCAGCGGAACAGATAGGTTGGGGTGGAAATCATCTTCGCATCCAGCGCCACGCTCGGCAGCTGGTTACCGTTACCGGACTGGCTGGAGGTGGTCTGGGTGCGAATGTCCAGGCGGCGCATATAGACGTACTGGTCGCCTACGCCGAGACGGACTTGCGGGTTACCGCTGGCGATGGTTTCAAAAGCACCTGACGCCTGCTGGTAACCGAGGATCATCTCCGGCGCAATATACGACGGATTGACGATGGTGTAGCTGGGGGTAATTGCAGCCATTTAATTCAGCTCCCGATTAAAGTAAGACCAGCGCACAGCTGTCGGTGTTGTTCCAGGTCAGGAAACCAGTCGCGCTGTCATAGCTGACAGTCTTGGAGTTTTCTGATTCGATGGCGATCACTTTTACCGGCAGCGTGATGTCGGAAAGCGTTACTGCGCCGATAGTGCCCTGCGTGGTTGCCACGCCGCCTGGTGCAGTTGCCGGGGCATAGGTGAAGGTGGTTGAGTTCGTAACAGACAGCACGACCACAGTACCGTTGTACGCCGCAGGAGCGACGCCGCTGATTTTCACGTACTGGCCAGCGGTCAGGCCGTGAGCTGAAGCGGTTACGGCTGTTGCCACGCCGGAGGCATAGGTCACAGCAGTTGTCGCGATATCAGAACCAGCGAAACCAGCCGCAGCCGCGGTGGTGATCTGGTTGTTCACGAAATCCCAGGCCAGCGCCGTTTTCACTGAAGCGCCAGCGGTGCCCAGCGCCACAACCTGTGCGGACGCTTTCAGCGGAACGCGCATGTTAGAGCCGAGACGATAGTACGAAACACTCATACCGGACGCATACAGCGGCACCGGAGACTGCGGAGTGGTCAGGCCGTTGTGCGCCTGATTGAAGACGGTAAAGCCTTCCAGCTCGGCAACAGACACAGCGCGGCGGATGGTTGAACCGCGCGGACTGGACTGCGTGCCCGGCAGAAGTTCAGCCACCGGCAGACCGCCCCACAGCGGTTTGGTTTCGGTTTCCGCCACTGTACCCGCGGCCAGATTAAAACGGTTGGCCGGGTCGTCCAGAGCAATGCCCTGGACATAACCGTCGGACTGCACACCGAAGGAACCCAGCGCATTGGTGGTTGCCATCGGATTAAGAGATAAATTAGCCATGCTTCAGAGCTCCCGTTAAGCCTGGTTATTGAAACTGGTGACCTGGCGTTTACCAGACTGGAACGGAGCCCAGGTGGCAGCAGGATCGCCTTCGAAGGTGCTAATCTGACGGCCGGTAGCATCAGCGCGTTTGATTTCGCGCAGCATGCCGGGACCGACAGACAGACTTGCCGATTTTTGCGCGTCGGCATAAATCTGCTTTTCAGCAAACCCAAGCAGCGCGGAATCAGCGATGGATGACAGGTCGACGGCCTTGAAGTCAGGCGAATGCTCCTGCAGCTGGATCATAAGACGGCGGCGATATGCCAACGGCTTTTCACCAGACAGCGGCACCGGCGCACGTTTGCCGAAGCTGGAGAACACGCTGTCAGCCTTAACCTGCGCGTCAGCAACTTCGTTGCGTTCTTCGTCGCTCAGCTCGGTTGGGATACGTGAGCGCAGTTCAGCGATTTCCTGGCGCAGCTGAGAATCAGCCTTTTCTTTCCTGGCTGCTTCTTCAGCGTCGGCCTTCTCTTTGGCCTCAGCGTCTGCTTTTTCCTTCGCGGCTTTCTCTTCCGCGTCAGCTTTGGCTTTCGCCTCTTCGGCCTCTTTCTCCTCTGCATCAGCCTTTTCTTTCCTGGCTGCTTCTTCAGCGTCGGCCCTGGCTTTCAGGTCTGCTGCTTCTGAGTCAGCCTTAGCCATGCGTGCGTCAATCGCCTTATTGATTAGCGCTACGATTTTTTCCTCGTCCATCTTTTCAGCCTCGTTTGGAATGGAATCAGATTTAACACCAGTAGGGTCAAGGAGTTTGTCCCATACGCCCTGTTCACAAATTGCAACGTGGTCGAGCAATACCGGGGAGTCCTCCACCAATAAAGGCTGACCGTCGACTTTGATGATCGCGTTCTGCGGATCGCTATACGTGACAGTTGGTGAGGTGCTTAAACGCGTTGTTGCCATAATTCCGGCAGCCTCAGCGTCGTAAACACGGGCAATAGCCCACACCTCGCCATTATCAGCAACCCAGCTATTCGTCAGGGTGCCGATAACACGCTTCGCAAATTCATCGCTATCGAGCTTGTTTTTCTCCGGGTGCAGCCAGATAAGCGGTACACCGGCAACTCGCTGGAGAAAATCTGGGGTGAGATAGTCATCCGGGTTACGGAAGGCCATCTGTTGATCTGCAGAGCGCCAGGTAACCCCTGTTCCGGTCACCCGGATGGCGAACATCCACATATTGATAAAGAATTGCGGGCTGCTTATTGTCCCGTCAGCGATGAGCGCGGCCACTTCGGTTTCATTGAGCGCCTGCTGCGCCAGCATCTCAGCGAAGGGCTGATGAAGCGGTTTGGGCAGATCGTCAATGTGGAACCATCCGGCGGCCAGCGACTCGTCGTTAAGCTTCGCCTCGAACCTTTCCGGTACTTCAGCGCGAAACGTCAGATAATCGCCGTAGACGCTGTGCGGGGTCAGCGGGCCATCGTACTGATAACCCACCTCTTCCAGCACCTCGCGGCGCGCGGCATCAATAGCCAGTTCACCCGGCTCTACCTTGCCGCCAGGCGGGCACCACGTACCATCATCCGAGCGCTGGATCAGGAAGACGAACTTACCCTGACGGAACATTATCCCGCTGCCAAAAATAGCCACGTTTTAATGCTCCTATGCTGCTTTTTTCATCGACTCCATGAACTTGTGACCCTTCCGGGTCAGCATGTATTCAGGAATGCTTCGGAGGTTGTAGATGTAGGTCACATAGCACTGACAGAAAACTTCTTCACCAGGCTGGGTGATTTCATCCAGGTAACCGGCTGGCCCGGCTTTCAAGTACCCGTTCTTTTGCGCCCAGTTCCCGCGAATCAGGTAATACAGTTGGTCGCGTTCCCTGTGATCCTCCCGGAAGTGATAACCCGGCCGTCGCCAGTGGCTGTGCCAAATCGCCGCAATCGCGTTATTACTCGTTGCGATCACGTTGTCGACGTTGGCTATCAGCTTGTGGTTCTGGTCGATCATCACCCGACGTGCTTCATAGTCCACCTTCTCGGCGGCCTTCTGAATGTGGTCCGCCGTCTCCCGCATTGTTCCCTGAATGCCGGTCAGCGCGATACTGTCGGCAGAGGGAATGCTGCTGGCCCAGCCGCTAAACCGCGACAGTGTGGTATCGATGGCTTTTTTGCGGTTGAGCTGGATAAGGTCAGCGCTGGCGAGGATCCGCCTGTCGAGTTCAGTCCTCAGTTTTGGCTCAAGGTAGTTGAGCGTAAACCGGGATATGCCCTGATGGCGTTTAAGCGCGCCAGCTCGGCCCACCTGCATGTCGTATGCCTTCGTCAGGTTGCGGGTGACCATCGCCATATAGTCATCGGCAGTTTCGCTTTCTGCTGCCTGGCGGATAATGCTCTGCCAGCGCTCCAGCTCTTCACGGGACGAATAGCCATTGCGGAGAAAGAACTTTACCGCGTCTCTCACAGTTCGGGTGAAAGTGTTCATAGCATCATCCCCCCGCCCGGCTCTTCAGCTTTCGGCAGCTCAGGTGGAGGGTTGTCCTTCAGCGAGTCGTAATCGAGATTAAGCCGCTGAGGGAAGAGGTTCTCGTTGGCGTTGGCGTTTTCACACGCCCACTCGATCAGCGTCGCGCGGTTATCCGGGTCTGCTGTGAGCTGCGGAAGCACGACTTCCAGCATGCTTACGATGGCCTTAAACCTCGTTTCATCTACCTTCACCTTCTCGCTCTCCGGCTCCTTGAGGGAGGACGGCCAGCGGTATTCGAGGTTGTTTATCCACGTCGAGAAATACAGGCTGTAGGTGTTTTTCAGCTCGGGAAAATCGGCGCGCAGAGACTGGAAAAATTCAATGCTCCAGGCGCGGTACTGGCAGACGCGAATGAAGAACGCATAAAGCTGATCCAGCCATTCACGAATGTTGTCGATATATACCGCTACGGCGCGGGCATCTTCAGTACCTTCCCCAAAGCCCTGGGCGAATGTCTCAGAGTTGAGGATGATCGCTGGCATGTCGGCAGCGGCCGCCACGTTCTCCAGGATATGTTTTCGGGCCGAGTCGAGAGGCTTTTCCAGGTTACTCAGGTCGATTGACTCGATTCCATCTTGCGGGCCAATCTGCAGAACTTCGCCTGTTTTCCCCCGCTTCAACATCATGCGCTTCATTCCGCCAAGCGCCTGCATGACTTTGTTAACGACCGCGCCAGCACCCGCGATTTTCGTCACCAGCAGACCTCCCTTCACCGCCACCATGTCGTCTGTACGCATGGTCTGAATGAAGGACTTCAGCGGGTACAGGGCGCGCTGGTAAACACTGCGCCCGGAAAAGCCGAACGCAGCGGGGTTGTACGCGAGATAAATCGGATCCTCGTTCTGCACGACAACACAGCGCGATTTGTGATACGGCTTGCCAGCAACCCGTATGCCATCGACTTTCTGGAAGTCATGAGCATTCGGATCCTGATTAAGGACGATGCTGCCCGCAGTATTCAGCGGGTCGAGAATGTTAAAGCTGACGTTGTGTTTGTACAGCGTGCGGTAATCGAGCGACTCATTAGGCTCCTGGTTGTCCACCAGCATAGCCACCGCTGATACGCCGTAAATACGCGCAATACGCGCCGCGTTGGCGATGTGCTGGTTAGCCCCGAGAGCTTTCCATTCGCGCTCGAACGCGTCACGCAGTCGCTGCTCAAGGCCAAATGACTGCGCCACATGTACGGTGCGCGGCTCGTTCATCGCCATCTTGATCGGGCGGTCAACCATCTTGCCGCCCAGCGGATGGAAAAGGTAAATCGTTTTGCACGTCTGATAGCCGACTGTGGATCCTGGCTGAATGTCATCGCTGTCCAGCAATGCCATCAACTCTGATTGAGAGCCGCTGCCGATTTCAAAATCATCTTCGTTCATTGGTTCTCTCGTCAGATTGCGTCGCCGCTACCGAATGCGATGATCAGCCCGTAGGTGTAATCATCGAGCAAGTCATCGGCGCGCTTATGCGCTTTCTTGTCGGCAAGGTGGAATCGGGAAACCTGCTTGTGCAGATGGTTGGCTGTTTCGCCTTTGAAGACGGCGGTCTTCTCGTAGGCGTATCGGGATATTTTCGCCAGCCCGCGGTAGTGATAACCGGAGGCCATGATGGCGCGTTCGTCCTTACCTTTGCTGGTCAGGGCGGATTCAATTTTGTTGACCGGCCACCCAAGGCTCTGGCCTTTCTGCAGGAGGATGCTGCCCATGCTGGCGTCTTCGATAAACACGCCGAGGCTGCCGTTGATGGCTACGCACTGACCGGAAAGCTCATTGAGGCGGCCGAATACCGACGGCATCCACGTTTCCAGCAGCGCGCCATCAATCTGCACCACATCCCAGTCGAGAATGGTCAGGCGCTGCCGCCCAGGCCGGGTATCAACGGCGTAATAAACAACCGCCGTGCCGTCATGCTCTGAACCGCCTTTGACGGCGGTGTCCATGACAGCGAATACAGCCTGGCACATTTCCGGGTAATCGACGGGCTGATCCTGATTCTCACCCTCAAACCATTTACGGACATCGAACAGAGAGGCCGCTGACCAGTCAACGAACTCGGCCAGAAACTCCTGGCGGAATACGCGCGGGTCGTTGTTCTCTCTTTCCTTCTCCAGTTCTTCCGGCGGAACGAACGGGTTGGAGGACGTCGGAGCGTGATGCTCAATAAATCCCAGGCTTTTGTTGTTGCAGATGGCGTAAAAAAAGTTCTCTTCATCCACGCCGTCTGGCGTTGAGAATACGTAAGCCAGGCCTTTTGTCGTCAGCAGCGTCGGCTTAATCGACTTCGGCCAGATCTCCTTCAGCATCTCCGGAGACTTGGTAAACGCCGCCTCGTCTATCAGGATGATTTCGTATTCACGCCCACGACCAGCCAGTTTGTTGTCGTTGGTGACCCAGAAGTCTATCTTCCCGCCGTTCTTCAGCAGTAGGCGCTTCTCCTGGCGGCTGAAGCTTTTTTTCAGTGGCAACAGGATTTCTTCGAGCTTGTCGTAGATCTCCTGATACTGGCGATACTCGGCAGTAAAGATGCCGACGCGTCCGCCAAGTTCAATGTCCATACCAGGGCGCTTAAACGGCGCAGTGGCATAAGTCACCGCAACGCTGGAAAGCATGAAGGTCTTACCCCAGCGGCGGCCACACCGGACCGCGTGAAGCTGACCTTCCCAGGAATCAGTCCAGACCTTTAACTGCCCGTCGTGCAGCGTCGGGAGGTAAATGTCGGCCATATCATCTTCCAGGTATCGGCAGGGTGTTGTGTACGACGATCGCGTTGTCGCTGTCGCCGTCCTTCATGATGTCGATTTCCATTTCCACTTTTTCGGTGGCGCGTTCGCGGTAAGCAGCATCGACCCGGAGTTTCTCAAGGGAGCCTTTGGTGTACTCCAGCGATTCAATGCGCTGCGTGTTGCGGTGCATGGCCTTTTCAGCAGACGAAATCAGCGAGTGCAGATCCTTCTCTTTTTCATCATCGGCCAGTTCAAGCTCAGCCTGCCAGCGCCCGATGTTCTCCGCTGCCGTCAGGTTCGCAGCGCGCAGCCAGAACAGCTCATCGTCGAGCGTTAGCGACCGGGCGTCTTCGGTTATTGCGTCGGAGAGGAGCATCCTGCGACCGTAGCCGCCGTGCTTGAGCGCGTGCTGGTTGCCGGGTGCGAATGCGTTAACCGGCGGAGCATGCCGGGAACCGCGTATCGGTTTCGCGTCTCGGGAAATTTTGGTGCTGCCTGTTTCACGGGTGGATTTTTTCACCTTCCCTGATTTACTGGCCTCATCCTTTCCCTTTTGCGAATTCGCATTTTTTTTCGCAGCTTCTTTCTGCGATTTCGCACCATACGACGTTACTTTGATGTAGCGTTTCGCAGATGCGTAATTCAATCCCTGCGCTTCACACCAGTCTTTCGGTGATACGCCGGTTGCGGCATGATCGGACAGGAACCGTTTCTGAAGGTCTCCCCAGTCCGGCTTTGCCATTGCTATTACCTCACGTAGTCATTATCGAGGCCACTCACCTCAGCAAAGGACCTCTGTAATGCTGGCTCTTTATCAACGCATCCCCAGACCGCGTGCCGGATGCTCATCCACGAGCATCAGCTGTGATAGTTTTTCATTGGCGCGCTGTCAGTGAACTTTCTCCATTAGTCGACAGAGCCATATCGACAGGAGAATAAGCAAAATCAGCATCCTCACCTCACGCACTGCTGCCTGATGTATTCCTGCAGCCCGGCAATCATTTTTCCGCTGGTTTCGATTCGCTCTCGGAGGGTGAAATAATCCCGTTGAGCGGACTCAGTAAGTCGGGGGCTGGTTGCATCATCCACGCCGGTGGCGCTGGCCGCTCCGTTCGTGGGGCACTTTGCGTTGACGTGCAGCCCACACTTGCCAGAGCTAACGCAACGCTGCAGATCATCAAGCTGCTTTTTCGCATCAGCTAACTCCTTCGTGTATTTCTCATCGAGCGCGGCGACATCGCGCTGGCGCACCTGCATATCGGTGATGGTGGCGTTTGCCTGGTTGAGGGATTCTTTCGCTGCGTCGCGCTGGTCTTTGTAGTCGATCGCGTTGTCGCGGTAGTGATTCACCAGCAGGGCCTGCACTCCGATTACCAACACCACCAGCAACTGCAGCCAGTAACGTTTAACCAGTGCGCTGATCACGACAGGAACAGAGCTTTCTCTGCCTCGCGCCGACGGCTCAGGCCATTCAGGACTTTCCCACCAGCTTTATTCCAGCGCGGGAACTCGTCAGCAGCCCCGGCATAATCACTGGCGTTCAGTTTCTGCAGCAGCGTGGAGGTTGATAGCGACCGGGCGCCCAGGTTGTAGGCGAACGACACAAGAGCATCGAACTGTCCCTGAGTCAGCTTCACGCGCACCAGCTTCGTTACGTCATTCTCATAACCGACCAGGCCAGTCTTCAGCAGGCGTTCTGCGACTTCCTGTTTAATGGTCATCCCTGCGCGCACCGGTACGCCGTCAACAGGTCGGGTCCAGCCATAACCGATCGTCCATACGCCGACGCTGTCCTGGTATGCGGTCAGGCGGCAACCTTCAAACTGCTTAATCAGCGCAATGCCGTCAGGACTGGTTTGCATCGTCTACCCCCGCCTTTTTAGCTGCGAATTTCTTAATCAGATTGCCGATTGAATCGGTGCCAATGTACCCAATAAAGACGCTGGCTATATATGCAAGGTTGCTACTTAGTCCGGCAAAGTCCAGAAGGTCACGAACGAACCAGGCAATCATTGCGCACATCAGCGCGTCAATTAGCGTTTTGGTCATCGCGCCGCCGTTATAGCGACCACGCAGGTACGCCATAATGAAAGCCAGCATTGCACCAATGCCCTGCTCTTTGGCGGCAAGTAGCGCAGCGATGAAATCTTGTTTGTATGGCATTTTCATAGGCCTCACCTCCGATTAGACGGGGTGCTGTGTGAGTAGAAAGGGTCAGGCTCTCGGGCTGAAATTAACAACAAGGCGTGTTGAGGGTTCCCGGAGCCTGAAACAGAAAACCCACGGAAGTGGGTAATTAGGCGGCCTCTGCGCAAGCGCCTGCCGGATTGGGTTAAAAGCAGCCCGGCAGCGAGGCCTGAATACGAAAAAGCCCCGAATTAGCGAGGCCTTATGTTCTTTCTTTTCGACGATGTGACAGGGGTACTGGTGCAATGCACCTCGCGAATACCCCTGTCGTATCGCCGGAAAGCAAAAACCCCGCCGGAGCGAGGTTTTCAAATTTGTCAGATTGTCACTTCACATCGCTGTTATCATGTCGCAGCTCTGCCAAGCATGGATAAATTGAACATTTTTCTGGCTCACTTTCAACTAACAAATCACCAAAAAGCACAAATAATCAAAAATCATTCCCCCTCAATCAAAAGCTTTCGGGCAGACAGGAAAACTTTTGCCCTGAATATATCCAGACACCAACGAACACGCCTCCTCGCCTCACAATCAGTCAACCACGGCGCTATTGACTGTAATTCTCTGGTGATATCGGAAATTTTTTTGCGCGTAGTGTAATACTGAACCCCAACCAGATAGACCGGATCATTCACATCAAGGGCAAGTAAGACGCTCTGCTCAACAAAATCAGCATCATCGTTCCGTAATGCCTTGCCGATGAGGCTTACCGGCGTTTTGGGCCATAGGATGGCGTGGGCGCGATTCATAATATGCTGGCCCTTATAGCCCTCGCTTCGCGCCTGGTTTATTGCTGCTGTAAACTTCTCAAGAGCCTTTTCAGACCAGCGAACTCCTTTAATCGCAGCCCAGCAAGCGTGATTTCTTGGCATTCGCGGCGCTACATCTCCAGAGACACAGCCCCCCCATGTTGCCAGTAAAGATTTTATCCACCCTGACTGAACGCATGTTAAAGGCGTGAATCGCCCGAGGTAGCTTTTACGGGTGGCGGTGGCTATCACCCCCAGCCCTTCATAATGCTGACGGCGTTGGCGTGGTGTCACGTTCTTAATCTCCAGAGTTATGTTTTTGTTGCTGTGCCGCTTTACAGCGGGCAGTTTCGCCCGCGCTACGCTTTCGAATTGGTACCTGATAAAGTCGGGATTCACGCGGCCTCCTGCTTTTTCAAGTCGCGGAGTTTTGCGCGGTACTCATCGCGGATCCGGATGTAGTCGTTGCGTTTCCATTTCGGTAATTCATGCGGACCTATCAGCACGTCAAAGCGGGCCTGTCCGATTTTGGCGATCAGCGCCGGTCGGTATGCCGTCAGGTTGCCAGAGAGGTGGTTATTACAGGGGGCACACTGGCGATGACAGTTGTCTTCATTGAATCGCAGCTCCGGGTTGGCACCAGTCGTGCGGAAGTGCCCGGCGTGGTACTGGCCGTCATGCTGGCGGCCGCAACTGATACAGGGAAGATAGCGATCCCGGTACCGGATGAATTCGTTGAACGCCTGCTGGGCCTGTTTGATGAAGTAGCTGAGCGGTTTCACCGCTATTCGGCGTTCTGCAAGGCGTTTGCGATCGGCCTTTTCTTCCTGCAGTCGAAGCTTTTTCTCTTCCCGTTGCTTCTCTGCTTTCGCGGCATCGTTTGTGGCTTTACCGTGTACGCAGGAACATTCATACGAACAAACATATTGCTCATCGCGAACAGGGAAAAACCACTCCCTGCATACAGTGCATTTACGGCGAGGTTTCTTAGCCATCCTCACCCCCGCATCCTGTTTTGCCAGCGGCGATCGGCACGCGGCGGATTCTTTCTTTCCGGCAGCCGAACGCTGACGGTCCAGGTGATGTAATCGGGGTTAAGGCTGCGCTCGGCGGGAACGCCGCGGCGCTGGTATTGCGCCAGCAGCTCGTCGGCCTGTTCGGTGGTGCAGTCGGGATAATTGAACCAGGATTCACTCATCGGCTCAGCCCCCAAAGCTCATCAGTTGCGCGGCGGCGTTCTCGGCCTGCGCTTGCGTCTGAAATGTGCGGGACAGTATCCAGCGCCACAGGACGTCGAGCGATGCCTTGTAGAGCTGCTGGAACTCGGCTTCGTCCATCCTGGCGAAGGAGATACTGCGGGGGTGTTTTCTGAGGGTGCCGTCCGGCAACTGGATAGCGTCATAGTGCCCGGCTTCGACAATTACCCAGGCCCGGTACGCATCGTAGGATTTGCAGAGGCTGATGCCGTTCACTACCCGGCGGCTTGCCACCTGATCCAGATACTGCTCAGCAGCATCCAGCAGCGCGCTTTCATTGCCGCCAAACGTCATCAGGAATTTTGCATACCCATGCACCAGCTTGCGCTCGTTAGACGAGATAGCGCCGCCGGTAGGTTCCCAGTATTCAAACCCGAGGTTGAGTAACGCGAAGAATTTTCGATGAAAGGCCGGATTACGGACCTTCGTAAACTCAGCCACCAGCACGGCACCGAGCTTACAATTTGATTGCAGAAAATCGCTGCTCTCGGGCGTGGCCGGGATCAGGATTCCGTCGGACTGCTTAATGAGCTGTAGTTCTTGCGCCATGGTATTCCCCGTGGCGCATGATTGTCAGGCTACTGGTTGTTCATGCCAGTACTAGAATTATGATTGCGTATGCAGTGTTAAGTCAATTTTTAGAAGTCATTTCCCTGACAACTTCCATTATGGTTTCCTTAGACCAGTAACGATCATCTTTCAGTAGCTTCCTGTGAGTTAAATAACTACCCTGTGTTGAAATAATATAGCGTTCATCCATTGCTAGTCTGAAAGACAGTAATTCCCTTCCTTTTCCATCTGTTATGATCACCCGTAAATTATCTGCAAGGTGTGATTGAGCTACATCTGCCACGTAATCCCCCTGAGCGACATACTGACGCGATTAAAGATTGTCGGCAGCAGCATCAAAGGGATACGCAAATTGCGGTATTCTGAAAATGCGCGCTACCCGTAAGCGCAATGTTAATAGAACCAGTCGTCGGCGCTTTCCCATGTCTCCTGAAGGATCTCTTTTATACGTTTTTTATCATCGTCCGCACCCCCAAGCACACTCAGGCCATCAGATCCCGCCCGGCGGACTATCAGCTTACAACCATCAAAGTCGCGATTTAGTCTTTTGGATAGCTCCTGTTCCAGGGCAGGTACAGCACCGTCAGGTAGCTTTTTGGTGCGATCAATTGTCACTTCAATTTTCATCATTCTCGCTTCCTTAAGAATTAATTGTCGTGCTCTTCATAATCAGGCTGCTCATCGCTGTCGGCGGTTACTGGACTTTTGCCAGATGGCAATGAAAGTGAAGCATCTGACTGCAGATACTTTTCTCTGACCTGTTGCTCAATGTCAGCCAGCAGTTCAGGGTTTTCCCTGAGCCATACAATCGTTTTGTCTCGACCTTGTCCGAGCCGATCATTGCCATAGCTGAACCAGGCGCCAGCTTTCGTAATAATTTTGCAACCTTCGGCGAGTGTGAGAACTTCGTCAATATGAGAAATTCCTTCTCCATACATGATGCGAAACTCTGCCTGCCGGAATGGTGGCGCCACTTTATTTTTCACCACCTTCACGCGTGTTTCGCTGCCAATAATTTCCGTGTCTGTATTTTTTACTGATCCGATTCTTCGCACATCCATGCGGACCGAGGAGTAGAACTTCAGCGCATTCCCGCCAGTCGTCGTTTCAGGGTTGCCGAACATCACACCAATTTTCATTCGTATCTGATTGATGAAAATTACGATAGATTTGCTGGTATTAATGTTGCCTTTCAGCTTGCGCATTGCCTGGCTCATCATGCGAGCATGCAGGCCCATGTGCGAATCGCCGATTTCCCCCTCAATTTCGGCCTTAGGCGTGAGCGCGGCAACGGAATCCACCACAATAATATTCACCGCGCCGGAACGAACCAGAGCATCAGTAATCTCCAGAGCCTGTTCACCAGTATCCGGTTGTGAGACCAGAAGACTATCAATGTCAACGCCAAGCTTCCTGGCATATAGAGGATCCAGAGCATGTTCAGCATCAATAAACGCACACTGAAGCCCCTGATTTTGTGCGCTGGCAATAGCGGACAACGCGACGGTGGTTTTACCTGAAGACTCCGGGCCATAAATTTCAACAATACGCCCTACGGGTAAACCACCTCCCAGCGCAATATCCAGCGTCAGGGAGCCGGAAGAGATCGTTTCAACACTAAGGGCGCTGTTGTCACCCAGGCGCATAATCGTACCTTTGCCAAACTGCTTCTCAATCTGCCCCATCGCCGAGGCGAGGGCCTTTTCTTTCTCTTCCTTTGTTGATGGTTTTGACTTATCGGACAGAACAGATTTTTTCTTTTCAGCAGCCACGTGTCATCTCCTTATCTTGAACGAATTACTGTATAAATATACACACTGTATATAAAAACAGTACACCTAAAAAATGAAATGATCAACGTGTTAAGAGCACAAATTGTTAACTCACTATCCGTATGCGGAAAACAAAACCCCTACTCGTTGGGTGTCCAACTTTCGGGGTTCACTTCAGGGTGCGGGTTTGTTATACGTCGAGTAGATTAAGCGCCGAACCATCCCTCATATTCCGACTCGATAACTCGATGGGATAAAATTTCCATGCGCCTATCCCTTCTGCCTGAGGTCGGGTCTGCATCAATCGCGCTGGCCTTTTCCAGAAGAAACGCCACCGCCTTGAGGTATTCATTCTCCCTGAAATTGCCTAAACAAATACCGTCAGAACATACACGCCATACCGTTCTGCGCGGCTCGTCCTCTTTTATGGCTATCAGGTCGCCAACAAACTCACGCAGGGACCGTAACTGGTCAAGATCGAAGGTCCTGACTTCATCGCGTAAATTACTCACCATTCACCTCCTTAGGCGGAGCCGGTAGCGGCTGCGAGTGCAGCTTTGTACCCGGCAACATGTCCGCGCCAGTTCGCAACCTCGGATAGCCATGCGTTAATCATCAACTCTGTTGGTTCGACAGGCACCAGCGCCCAACCATCCTGAATTACCGGAGAGTTGGCAGCCTCCTTAATGTGTAACCGTGGCTCGCCGTCTTTCGGCTCCGGCCACTCGCGCTCCCTGATTTCATTAGCGCCAATACGACCAACCACGCAGTTATGACATTTGCTAAGTTTCGTCATACTGCCTCCCGCTGATATTTTTCGAACCAGAACACCACCGGCGCATTAGTCGGAGTTACCAGGCCAAACGCCTCAGAGAATCGATAGCTGCGGGATGCCCGGCGAGTTACATCAACCTGCGTGGATATGCGGCTACGGAATCCCTCCACCGTGTCGCTCATCTTGTAGAGGTTGCACGGCACGCAGGCGGGAACCATATTCGCGAGAGTGTCATTCTCCGGCCTGTCCATCGCGTAGCCTTTGCTGATATTGCGCCTAACTGCGACTACGTGGTCGGCATGGAATTTGTTGCCCAGCTCACAACCGCAATATGCGCACTTCCCGCCGAACTTCATGCGCAGCTCTGTGCGCTGTTTTTTCGTGAGGGCCATATCACTCCCCCTCCGCGATTTTGATGCCTGCTGCGGCCAGCGTCTCAGTAATCATGTCACGATGAATCCACGGGCCTTTGGCCGACATGATGGCGCGATACGAGGTGCTTTGCGTTCCACCCTTTAGCACTGTTGGGGCGTATCCGTCAGGCAGCTTAACGGTGACCGGCGCAGGGGCTGGCTGCTCGCGGTAGAGCTTGATAACGCGACGCGGATCGGCATTAGGGCTCACGGGATTCGCACAAAAAAACTCACCACTCCACCCGCCTCGCACGTTGCGTAACTCCTCTTCGTCGGTCCAGCCTACCGGCTGCTGTTCTGTCCGCGCCTCCAGCTCGGCGATGCGCTTCTCTGCCGCTTCCAGTTCTGACTCCGCCTTTCTGAATTTATCGTGCCAGCGGTTGCAGGCCAGGAAAGCACCTTTGCGATAACCTTCTTCAGTTTCCATTTCATCCAAGATCGCGGCGATAATATTGAGTTCATCGTTATTGACTACCGTCATAAACTCACTGGTAGCTCTATCCCACGCGTCCATCGCTTCATAGTCACGCGGTTTCAGCTGATGGGCCTTTAGCGTCAGTCGATACTTTTCTGCTGCTGCTTTCAGACGCTGCGCCAGTTCTGTGGTGATTGTCATGCTGTACGCTCCTCAAACATTACTTCGCCGTCGATGCCGCCCAGCTGATAGATAATTGAGCCATCCTCCCGGTACTCTACCGGGGCAGCACTCCAGCACTCGCCGTGAGGATCATCGTCATCACCAACAAGAATGAAGCCGCCCTTATTAGCGGTCGCGGGATACATTTCCTCTTCCGTCCAGTACCCCTCGGTGTCTCTAATGCATTTGACCATCATTCTGATGCCTCCCCGTTACCCTTCACGAATATCACCCAGTGCGTTTTGTCGGATTTGCCGGTGCGCTGCCAGATAGCTGGTTTCTCGTTGGTGAGCGCCAAAATCTGGCTTACCGGAATTTGCGTTTCGTTCCATTTGAAGATGAGCACGCCCTGTGGCCGCAGCACTCTGAACGCCTCAGCGAACCCGGAACGCAGATCGTCCCGCCACGTCGCTTTGTTCAATCGCCCGTACTTTTTACCCATCCAGGCATTATCGCCGACGCGCTCAAGGTGTGGCGGATCGAACACCACAACCGGAAGTGATGCAGCAGCGAACGGCAGCGCGCGAAAGTCAGCAATCACGTCAGGGCTGATAACCAGGCTACGACCGTCGCACAGCGTGTGCTGCTCGGAGCGGATGTCACTGAACACTGCGCGCTCATCTTGCTTATCGAGCCAGAACATGCGGCTGCCGCAGCACATATCGAGGATTGTTTGCTCAGTCACTGCACACCTCCACGGCTTCTTCAGAAACCCACTCAGGACGCTCACCTTTGCCCAGGTAAAAATCGATAGTGTCCAGCAGGTGAGGGTAAAACTTAAGCGCCTTGCGGCCATCCATTTCAGCGATTTCCTGTTTGCTGAATGCCCGCCATTCCTCAACAGTGTGGTTCTGGCACACGGCACGAACGTATTCACCGTTAGTGATGGTGATGGGGTATTCCTTGCCCATGATTACGAAGGTGAGATCAGGCAGGTTGGCATCGCACAGGTTGGCATCGCACAGGTTGGCACCGCACAGGTTGGCACCGTACAGGTCGGCATCGCACAGGTTGGCATCGCACAGGTTGGCATCGCGCAGGTTGGCATCGCACAGGTTGGCACCGTACAGGTTGGCACCGCACAGGTTGGCATCGCACAGGTTGGCACCGTACAGGTTGGCACCGTACAGGTTGGCACCGCACAGGTCGGCACCGCACAGGTTGGCATCGCACAGGTTGGCATCGCACAGGTTGGCACCGCACAGGTTGGCACCGCGCAGGTTGGCATCGCTCAGGTTGGCACCGTACAGGTCGGCACCGCACAGGTCGGCACGTGATCCGCTTTGTCGGAACGACTCAACCCACACCTTGTGCTCTGCGAGAATTTTATTCAGTGCTGAAATGTTCATTGTGCATCCTCCCCGGCTTTACCCTCGCTCAGCTCTGCGAACTCATAGATAGCGACAGAACCCTCTTCCGGACATTCTGACGACGCAATGTTTAGGCCGTACTTAACCTTGCCGTCGTCATCAGCAAGTTCACCAACCCACAAAATTGCGCCTGTAAAGTCGCCATATCCGTTTTCATGGCCGTCGCCGCACTGAGAGCAAATAGACTCGATGTCGCCTGCCTCCAGGTACATTTGCTCTGGTACAAGCACATAGCCTTCAGGGATTGCCTTAGCCCGCGCTTCGTTGCGCAGCCGGGAGAGGTAGGTATCTGTTGCAGCAGTATCTACCCGGATACTGTCTCGCATGATGAAAAACGCATCGAGCATGCCCGTTTCCGGCACGTCGTCCTGGTGCTTCTCATAAGCATCCAGCGCCTTCATCATCTCCTGACCAAATGGTTGAGGGTGTGCAGTCTTCAGAGCCGCATTCTCCGCCGCCAGCGCCTTAACCTGCGCTTCCAGTTGTTCGTATGTCGGCTTGTTGGTTTTGTTATCCATGAATAATCTCCTGAACGTCTAAAACTCGCTGAAATACCGGGCTGCCCAACAGGCTGTAATTCATACCTTTCGCCGCTTTCGGGACCATGCCGAGCCGTTTCATGTCGAAGTCGATGATTGCGCGCTGGTCCCGGAATAAACCCAGGCGCCCGTGGCGAACGACTTCGCCGGTTGCTTCCGCCTCCCGGAAATACTTCAGGGCGGTGACGCGGCAAAGGCTCAGTTTTTTCATCGCCTCGGTAGTCGTCAGGCGACCCTGATGCCGGGTGATGCGGATGATTGCCTGAACGTATTCGCGGCGCTCCGCTTTAGGGATTGCTCTTGCCATGGTCATGCCCTCCCACCTTTGAGTCCGAACCGGGCGCGAATCTCGGCCACTTTCGACAGGCTCTGCTCGCGGGACAGCGATTTGCCGCCCAGGTGTGGTAGACGTACAACCGGCTCGGGCAGCTCCTCGCCGTCGCGTATACGCCTGACCATCAGCATCAGCTCTTCCCCGGCTTTGCGGTTTAGCTCCATGTCGCTCAGGCTCTGGGATCGCATCTTCTGGTTCAGAACCGTGACCATCCAGTAACAGGCCTTCGACCGGGTCGTGTGCTTGCCGTCTGCGGTTTTGCCCGGCCACGGGTAGGATTCAGCATCCGGATAGCCTCCGCGATTGCGGCAGTACTGGTACACGAGGGCCACCAGCTCGTTCTGGTCAGGCAGACCGACAGCGGCGCTTTCCTCGGCTCGGCACCAGGCGACGAACTGGCCGGGCGACGGGAGGAACGGTTTCTCCTGGCGGCGGGCAACGCGCATACCAGCGTCCACCTGTGACATCTGGGTAATCCCGGCTTCTCCCAGCGCCAGCAGCCACTGGCGACGGATTTCATCAAACTCGGCCTGGGTACGGATGGTCGCTACTGCTGCCGGGAACGCGGCACGCAGCTGCGCGAACAGCGAGTTGAAAATTACCGCCACCTGCTCGGCCTGACGCGCTGGCGCAGCAGCGTCCTGCACTTCCGGCATCCCGTGCGCTACACGGCGGAAATTTTCGCGATCGTAGTTCTGCATGCTTTCAGCGAAGGTTTTCATCGAGCACCCCGTTTATCCAGTCTGTGTTGTTGAAATCGATGCCTTGGGCGTTACCGGCGGTAGTACGGCGACCGCCAGCTTCGCGCTGCAGGCTCAGCGTGTCCCATTTAGCGCGGAGCTTTGCGGGTGAGAGGATATTTGAGCACCAGAAAGCGTTCTGGCTGGCCCAGCGGAACAGCTCGCAGATTTCGCGATGGCTCCGGCCGTCCATCTCGCGCATCAGGCGCACATCGTTCGCCCAGGCGGCGCTGCTGAGTTTCTTCGAAGTAGGTTTAATTTTTGCGACCAGAGCGAAGATCCACTCGGCGCAGTGCAGGTCATCAACAGTTCCCCACTTGGCACCATTGGGGGTGTAAATCGCTGCTTCCGGGTGAGCAGATAAAAATCTCTTCAGGCGGTCGTCAGAGGATTCGTCAGAATTCTCAGACGAAGATCTTTTAATATTATTGTTATTACCTTGTTGTTCATGATGCGCGGGGAATTGCGCGGCCTTAAGCGCGGGTGAATGCGCGGCACCATAGCCGGAAGCCCCGCCGTTACTGGCTTCGCCATGCGCGGACTTATGCTCGGGGTAATGCGCGGCCAAATGCGCGGGTAAATCGTCCATTTTTTGAGCATAAACAGCGTAATTCGTGATGGTGATCACCGTGCCTTTTCGCTTCTCTCCGGCGGTCGAAATCATCCCTTCTTTCTCAAAAACAGCCAGCATCCGATCCACTGCGTGACGACTTGTAGGCTCCCCTGCCCGGTCGCATAATTTCAGCCCCAGATCGGCCGATGTGGTTACCAGTTGTCCGGCTTGTAACGGCCACTGACGGCCCCTGAAGTTGGCCGTGTAAGGTTGCCGGGCAGCGCCCAGCAGAAGGTTGTCCCACAGCGTGCGCAGGTACACATCTTTCGCCCAGGGCTGCTTCAGTACACTCCGGTACAACGGGATGAATCCGCTCTTCTGGTTTTCCATCCGGTTGCTCCTGACGGCAGAACGTGCCGCAAAATCGGCGTAAGCGACATTCGACATAGCTATGCCCCTTTCACCTGGTGTTTTGTACATGTGTTTGTCATAATGACCTCGCAATGACTTCCCGTTTTTGCACCCGAAGACCGGCTGTGCTCCAACACAACGGTCTTCAACTTTTTAAAACAGTCCCTGCTGCTTTCCGCGCTTAATGCGCTTCTGCTCAAACCGATCGGCTGGCAGCGTTTGCTTCTCTGCCCAAAGCTTTGCGTAACGCAGTACATCATCAAAAATCCTCCCCTTACGGCTGGCCTGTGACATGCGCTTGTACATATCGACGGCCTGGAATGCCCCCCCTGAGCGACAGCAGCGGTAAAGCCCTGCTTAATCAGCTCGTCGCGGACGTTCTTTTCAATAAATTCAATATGGTTCATAGCTCAGTCCCACCCCAGCGGCCCCGGCCTAGCCCGTTCGGCTTTCAACCCGATGTCAGCGAGCGTTTCAACGGAGGCCAAATATTCACGTGATACCAGCACCGCCTCAGGTGGCGCCGCCTGAATACCGAGGAACGCCAGCTCCTTCGCCATGCTGCTGAAATGCCCTTCTGCCTTACGGCGGCTGGCTGTCGATTCGCTAATGCCCATGTGCTCGGCGTATGCCTTCTGTCCAACCGACGCAAGCCGGTTGAGCAGTACGCTTTCTATCTCAACCGGGTTGATTACTGGCGGATCTAACTTGCGTGCAATTGCGTTCTCCATGGTTGAAGATCCCCTCTATGGATGGTGTGTGGTTTAAGTCAGTTGGCTAGGTAACCCGTCAGTGGAGTTCGGGTAGATGTCATTTCGCATTTGGTGAGGTGTTACCCTCCAGTTAAGAACCTCGCAAAGCGGAATTACGCGCTCTGGAGGAATTTGATTGTTCAGCCAACTACTTACAGCTTGTGATGTCGTTCCGATTCTGTTCGCGATCTCTGTTTGAGTCATGAGCGCGCAGATCGTTTGTTTCAGGTCTGTGACCATTGCCTTCTCCTTTTAGATACAAGGAGAGGCTACAACATGAAAAAAAACTTTTCAATAAAAAATGAAAAGGAATTTTGCAATGATACCCACAAGCTTAGCTTGTAGAATTAAAGATATGAAAAAAGCACCGCATGAAATCTTCGCCATTCGCCTTCAGCAGGTGAGGGATGAGAAAGGATGGAATCTTTCTGATATAGCCCGGAGAGCTATGGTAACTCCCCAGGCTGTTCAGCAATGGGCTAAGGGGGAGACCGCTGCGAGGGGCGTTAGGCTCAAACGCTTGGCTGCCGCAGTAGGAAAGCCTGAGCACTGGTTCTTTACGCCACCTGATGGCACAGAGGAAGATTCAAATCTCCCTACCATCAGAGAGTTGGATGAAAAAGAAGAGGTTCTTCTCAATCTATTTAACCAGATGCCAGAAACAGAGAAACTGCGATTGATAATGCATGCGAAAGCAACTCTTCATGAACTCGACCTCCTCAAGAGCGACGTGTTAAACATCATTCAAGACCTCAGCGACAAATAATATTCTCTCTGGTGATCAGTAATATGATTACCCACGTCCCGACTTGAAAAGTTTTTTTTCAATCTCACTTGCCACATGAAAAGTATTCTTGTAATCTTTCTTTCATCGACAACAAGCGCATCGTTGTCAGGTGATAAACGTTCCGCCAGCCTGGCGATAAGGGCAGAGGATGAGATGCAGGTAATCCACAATAACCAGCAGTACAAAGTAAGCCGGCTGGGTCCGGACGAATGGCGACTTACGTCAGTCGAGAAGCCACGCGAGTCAATCACGATGAGTGCTCAGCACATGAATGTCGCGGGCTTCCAGCAGTTCACTAACGCGCCAGTGACTGATCTCGCACGCCAACCCGCTCAGCAGCAGGCAGTGCGACTGAACTGGTTTGAAGCCGTTCTCCGCCGTATTTGCTACCTGCTGGCGCAGAAAGGTGACCCTGATGCATAACCCGAAGAAGTGCGCCTATTGCCAGGCGGCGATCGAAGAAGGGAAAGAGGTGAAAGGCGAAGTCCTTTACATCCACGGCACGCAGCTGGCGCGCCGAACCGAAGAATACTGCTCCGCGCGCTGCGCTGAGTATGACCGAATGGCTAACGAGCCATAACGTAAAAACCCGCCGAAGCGGGCCTGTACGTCCGGTGCTACCGACCAAAGTTACACCGGAATTTTTACCAAAAACCAACGTCCCCCCCCCAATGGGCGCTATCAATGGCCCGGGGATTCTAACACCCGAAATTGAGGATCCGATATGGAATTCTTTTATGTGGTCAAAGCCACTCAGAAATCCGGCAAGCAAGATGCAGTGATTTGGTTCACCGCAAAAACCGAAGCCCGCGCCCTGCTCCAGTTAGACGTTGAGCTGGAAGATGCCGGCATCGAAACCGGTCGCGGAAAGGACTACCTGAAACCGCACCGCACCAATTTCCCTGTAGTCGATGGCCTGCCGGAAGAAAGCACCGTCGATTACAACTGGTGCGAACGCTACGAACTGGAAGAGGACGGCCTCACCTGGCGGTTGAAAGCTGGTGCCGCACCTGTCGACGAGTTCCACCCGGCCACGGGCGATACCGCTGCTGTTGATGCTGACGCCGCACCACCCGCAACGCTGGATACCGCCGAAGAAATCGCAACGCCACCAGAAGGAACTGTCGTTCTGTATGCACCTACAGAAGATGCCCAGCGCAGCGCTGCCGCAATGCAGGAACGCGCCTTCGCCCACACCGCGATCTCGTTTGAAAGACGCGTGCTCGGCACCTGGCTGTTTGGCCTGTTCGATGAACTGACACCGGAGCAGTCAGCCGAGGCCTCCAATGTCGAGCTGGATATGGATGCCCATTACGCGCAGAACGTCATGCTGGCAAGCCGCAATGTCGCTCAGCTTAAACACGTTTTTCCGGAAACGCTGGCTGACCTGTTCGCCGCAGCTAAATCCGTGTGGCCAGTAGACGGCAAAGCGCCGCTGCTGAGCAACGTTATCGCCTTCTTCTCTGAATGGACCGACACACACACCAACGACAAGCTGTCCCGCGAAGATGTCACAGCTAAGTGGCAGAAGAAATACGGCAACAGCATCGTCAAAACTGATGCCGGTAAAAATGCAGGCGGCGGCAATAAAACCGATCGCAACCCTGATTACGCTCACACCCTGGATACGCTGGATGAAGAAATCGCGGCGGCCACCCTGCCAATGGATTTCGATATCTATGAGATGCCCGGAACGATCCACCGCCGCGCGCTGGAAATAATTAAAAAGAAAGAAAGCCCGTTCAAAGAGTGGTCCGCCGCGCTGCGCTCAACGCCAGGAATCCTGAGTTTTTCCCGCGCGGCAATTTTTGCCGTTGTTCGCTCAGCCCCAGAGACAACGCCTTATTTCCCTGGGCAGCTTCAGGCATTCATCAATACGTATCTAAACGAGATTCATCACGATAAGCCAACCGATACTGTCCTGTCCGCTGCTCGTCAGATTGACAGTGCTGCCGTCGTCGCGGCAGTGATTCAGGGCAACGAGCCGGTAGAGAGCCTCGATAAGCTGGATACCCCATTTGCCACTGTAGGAAAGCTGGCCGCAGATTCTGCACGCAAGTCTGAGGTCGTTCCTGATGCCGAAATGATTGGCAAACAGCTGGCCGCCGACCGCGGCGAATTCGTGCCGGGCATTAGCGACCCCACAGATCCGAAATGGATTCATGAAGACCTTCGTCAGCCTAAACCTGTTGTCGTCAGCATGGGCGGCGGAATGTTCTCCATTGACGGCCTGATTGGCTCAACCACCAAAACACAGGAAGCTGCCGATCATGAGCAGATGGAAACGACTGTCCAGGTCGAAGACAAAAATGATAGTGCGTTATCAGCGGGCGAAGGCACTGATGAAGCTGGTCAGCAAACAGCTGCCCTGACCCCTGCCGAAGTTATCGCAGCAGCTGCACCCTCACTGTCCGCCGCCAGCGCGCCGGAAGAAACTGCAGAGCAGGAGGGCACTGACCCGGTATACCCGGAGTTCTTCGAGCCTGGCCGCTATGAAGGGCTGCCGAATAACGTCTATCACGCAGCGAACGGCATCAGCAGCACGCAGGTTAAAGACGCCCGTGTTTCGTTGATGTACTTCAATGCGCGCCACGTCGCCAAAACCATCGCCCGCGAAAACTCCAAAGTGCTGGATATGGGAAATCTGGTGCATGGTCTGGCGCTGCAGCCGGAAAACCTCGATGCCGAATTCAGCGTGGAACCGGCGATCCCCGAAGGTGCATTTACCACTACTGCAACCCTGCGTGAATTCATCGATACGCATAACGCCAGCCTGCCGCCGGTGCTCAGTGCCGACGATATCAAAGCGCTGCTGGAGGCGCACAACACCACGCTGCCCGCCCAGGCGCCACTCGGGGCCTCCGTAGAAGAAACCGGCCAGAGCTATATGGCGCTGCCGTCGGAGTTCCAGCGCATCGAGGAAGGCCAGAGGCCAACCGCTGCAGCAATGAAAGCCTGCATCAAAGAGTACAACGCCACGCTGCCCGCCACGGTGAAAACCAGCGGCAGCCGCGACGCGCTGCTGGAACAGCTGGCAATCATCAACCCGGACCTGGTCGCGCAGGAAGCGCAGAAGCCTGCGCCGCTGAAAGTGTCCGGTACCAAAGCCGACCTGATTCAGTCCGTTAAATCGGTCAACCCGGACGCTGTATTCGCCGACGAGCTGCTGGACGCCTGGCGCGAAAACCCGGACGACAAAATCCTGGTCACCCGCGCGCAGCTGGCGACGGCTCAGGCCATCCAGAACGCCCTGCTGTCGCACCCGACCGCCGGTAAGTTCCTGACGCACCCAAGCCGCGCTGTTGAAGTGAGCTACTTCGGCATTGATGACGAGACAGGGCTGGAAATCCGCGTTCGCCCTGACCTCGAAATTGATATGGGCGGCGTCCGTATCGGCTTTGACCTCAAGACGATCAGTATGTGGAACGTGAAGCAGTCCGGCCTGCGCGCCCGCCTGCACCGGGAAATCACGGAGCGCGATTACCACCTCAGCGCAGCAATGTACATGAATACCGCGGCGCTGGACCAGTTCTTCTGGATATTCGTGAACAAGGATGAGGGTTACCACTGGATCGCAATCGTTGAGGCCGGTGCTGAACTACTCGAGCTGGGCAATCTGGAATACCAGACAACGATGCGCGCCATTGCCAACGCCTTTGATACAGGCAAATGGCCAGCGCCGATCACCGACGACTACACCGACGAACTGAACGATTTTGACCTGAGCCGCCTTAAAGCGCTGCGCGGCCAGGCATAAGGGGAAAATATGGCTACCAATGAACTGATCGATATAAAAGCAAACCTGGACGTCGAGTTAGTGCCGGTGCGATCCATTCTACCTGCGCACGTCCCCTATGAACGCTTTACAAACGCCGCGGCGGTTGCTTTGGCAACAAACAGGGATTTATTCAATGCGGACAAGCAGTCCGTTATCAACGCCCTTACAGCGTGCGCCAAAGATGGACTCATCCCGGATGGTAGGGAAGCGGCACTGGTAACGTTTAACAAAACCCAGGCTGACGGCAGAAAAATCCCCGTGGCTCAGTACATGCCAATGATTGACGGCGTGATGAAGCGTGCTCGTCAGTCAGGCGAAATATCAGTGATAGCGACACGCGTGGTTTATGAAAACGACACTTTCCGCGTCTGGCTGGATGACGAGGGTGAGCACGTTCTCTATGAGCCAAGTCTCGGTGAGCGCGGTCAGATGCGAGGCGCTTTCGCGTACGCAAAAATGAAGACCGGCGAGCTTCAATATGAATGGCTAAATATCGACGACATCAACAAAGTTCGTGCCGCCAGCAGAAACAGCAACAAGGGGCCATGGGTGGATTGGTATGAGTCAATGTCACGTAAGTCTGCTGCGCATCGACTTTGCCGCCGCCTGCCCAACAACTCAGAAATCATGGAAATGCTCGAGCGTGGCACTGAAATGGTTTGGCAAAGGGAGAAAGAAATTAACCCGGCGGCGGAACAGCGCCTGACGGTGGATGAAATTACCAGCGAGGTCAGCACCACCAGC